TTTTTGCGCCGCCATCAACTGGAAGGGTTGAACCATGCACGGACTGATCGCCGCGGCCCTTGTGGCCAGCATTGCCAGCCCTGCTTTTGCGCAGATTGACCAGCCCTACGGGGACTATCGGCCCCAGAGGATTTGGCAGACAGAACAGTTCAGCAATGGCGCTATGGGCAGGGATCAAATCAACATCTATTCATCACCTTTCAAACCACCATCAAGGTGCTATTCGAGTGGCATTAAGTGGCAACAAGGAACGTATCAATGTTTCGATTGACGCTTGACGGTTGCACTGAGGCCCTGCGGGGCTTCTCTGCAGCCCTCATTGCGGCTGCTGCTGTGAACCTTGTATCTGGACAATGCTTCGTTATGGGAACCCTTGCAGAACGTGTCAGACAGGCAAAGCTCCACCCCCGGAGACTTTCTGTCACCCTCAATAACCGCGCATGGGAGGATGTGCATCGCATCGCAACAAATCAGGGCAGAAGTGCATCAAATCTTGCTGCATTCCTGATCGAAAGAGGGATTCAATCGTTTGTTGACCAATTGCAAGCATGAAACTACTGCTCGCCGCGGCCATCGTGGCCGCTTTTGTCTCCACAGCAGCGCCAACCGGCGCCGATTCAACGGACAGCATTCCCCACCACAAAGGAGGCCTCCAATGGACAGAGAAGCACTGATCGCTCAGCACGTTGAGGCCCTAGTGGGCCTTGGCTGGCACTGGGAAGGCCGCGGCCTTGTACCCGGCTGGCAGGCGATGCAAATAGTGCATAGGCGCAATGTTACGCAGCAAAATACAGCGCATTGCGGCAGATCTGCGCATGTGCGGCATAGCGCTGCAGATATGCTTTCGCAGGAGCGCACTGGATCATGAAAATACGCGCTTCCAATTGGGCAGGACTTGCCATCGGTTTACTGTTGAGCGGTGTCGCCATCAGCAGCAGCTGCCCTGCCTTCTTCACGCTACAGCACCTCTATGCAATTACTGAAAGCGACATTCCGCCAAGTGGCAACTGGTCCGGACGCGACTGGCCTGTGGCTACCAGTGGACTTCCACTTCGGCCTGTACCGGAGCTACCAACGGGTCCTTGAGGCTCCCTTGCTGCTGGAGCATCAGGTCGGTGAGCGCCACATTGCCTTTCAGCTAACTGCGACAGTTCTGCTGCACATCAGCGTCATCATTGACTTCAAAAAGGTGCAGTTAAACGGTGGCAAGAAGGCCAAAAAGTGAAGAGGTTCACGTAGGTTGATCATTGACACAATGATGTCACATGAAAAACCTTGAATCTCTGATCAACGCAATGCAGCTGCTCAAGACCGTTCATCCACAGCTAAGGGTGGCTCAGGTGGAGTTCCTGCTCACCGTCGCCCTACACCCCAACTCCTCCCAAACGGAGCTGGCCATGGAATGCGGCTACACCGTGGCCGCAGTGTCCCGACTGGTGGACACCCTTGGCAGCAGGGGCAGGAAGGACCGGAAAGGCGGTGCTCTCAACCTGATCCAGACAAAGACAAATCCAAATGATGATCGCTTGTTGTTGGTCTCATTGACACCAACAGGACGAAACCTTGTAAATCTCTTGGAGGAACTGACCTATGGCAACAAGGAGGGCGGGCAATAGGTGGAAAGCCTTTGCCGAATACCAAGGCAACAGAAAGTCAAAAGTCTTTGACACACAGGAAGAAGCTCAGGCCTGGGAGGCCCAGCAGAAGGCCGAATGGGGCGCTGAAGAGGACCGGGAACGGCTCAAGATTGAGAGCGCACCAAAGGGCAGCCTGGGTGACCTGTATCGCATCACCTGCGGCCTGGACTGGGCGGGCAAGCATCTAGGGCAGGCCGACAACGCAGAGCGGTTGATCCGCTGCTACTTCGGGGCCGAGACGCTGCCCTGTGACATCGATGCCCACGCCATTGACGATCTGGTGATCTGGCTGCGCAGAGAGGGTCCCAGCGGCAACGGGTGCGGCAACTCCCACATCAGGCAGTGCCTGTCAGCCCTGTCCGTGATGCTCAAGCGCGGCCAAAGGCTGGGCATGATCCAGCACCTGCCGCTGTTCCCTGAAAAGCGGGTATTGAAGCTGCCAGAGCCCAAGGATCTGGTCATCCCAGAGACCTGGCTGGCCGAGCTGCTGGACGTGATGGAGCGGAAGGAGCAGCGGCTAGAGATCGCCGTGACCTTGTTCCTGTGGCATGTCGGCTGCCGGGTGGGGGAGGCCTTGTCCCGCCGCAAGAACCAGATGGGTGGCGAGCACTGCCCTGGCCTGTCCTGGGATCGGGTGGACATGGACGGTGGGTGGATCCAGTTCGTCAAGACCAAAGCCTCCCTGCCCCGTTCCATCCCGATGACGGAAGAGGTCATGGCACTGATGCGACAGGTCAAAAACCTTGATCCTCACAGGGTTTTCCCAATGAGCTACAAGTCCTATCTGGACAAGTACAGCGCCGCCAAGCACGAGGTCTGTGACCGGCTGGGCCTGGGTGACGTGGTGCGGCAGGAGTGGGTGGTCCATACCCTGCGGCATACCTGCATCACCAACATGGCCCGGAGGCGCTGCACAGCACCTGAGATCAAGCAATGGGCTGGCCATAAAACACTGGCCGTCACCCAGCGCTACATCCAGTCCGCCGGCATTGACCTGCGGAATGTTGTCAGTAGCTGAACAACTGCCAACATTGCTGGTTGAAGCGGCCCAGCCGCCGCTTATGTCAGTTACAACGGTCAGGGCCCTGCCTGACTGTTGAACGGTGTCCAACGTGTGAGACTGAGTTGCGGATGCGCAACTCGCTTTGCGCAACTCAGGGCCCCAAAACCCAGTGGGAGCGTGGCGGAATTGGTCGACGCACTCGACTCAAAATCGGGCGTGAGATTGCCACCGGTCAACTAGCGCTCCAGAACTGGGATCCCCACTGAGATCCCCAAGAATGCCCGATCAACAGTTGAACGGCGGTCCGCAACTGGATTTGCCGGGCTACGAAGACCAAGTGAGCCTCGAATCGTGGTGTCGTTCCACGGGTGCAGGCCGGATACTTTCAGGCAAATGGCATAAAGGTGCAGCTGGTGCTTTAGGCAGCCATCTGTGCCGCAGATACCTGGAGGAAGTTCTCAAGACCTACCGCAAATCGCGGACCTCCCCAGGACGGCAGGCGATCATCTGGTCCCTCATGCACAGCGAGGAATCGGTGGTGCAGGTGGCCCTGGAGGCCTTCTTCTGGCTGCTTGGCAACCTGCATGAGGAGCAGACCTACAACACGGTCTGCAGCCAGCTGGGCAAGCGGGCCGAGTACACCCTGTGGCTGACGCACCCGATCTGGCGGAACAGCGCCCACATCAAGGGGCTACGGCTGGCCAGCAACGGCGACATGGGGATGAACCTGATCGCCAAGCGCCTGCGGGACGGTGGCTTTCGCAAGGCCGCCCTCTACAAGCCGCTCAGCAAGGTGGAGCGGATCGCCATGGGGGCGTTCTTTGTGGAGTGCGTCTGCCAGTGCACCCACCTGATCGACGTGTTCCTGCAGCGCAAGGGCAAGAAGACGGTGCGGATGGTCCGCCACACGCAGCTGTACTGGGACTTCCTGAAGCGGTGGAAGGAAAACGTAATGCTGTTCAGGCCGCTGCACATGCCGATGGTCATCCCGCCCAGGCCCTACACAGAGGCCCTGGAAGGTGGCTATTACACGCTGCGCAGTCCCGTCAGCACAGTTCCTGCCGAGCTGTACCACCGCCAGTTCCGCAAGGCCAAGCCGGGCGTTTTGGGGGCTCTGAACGTGCTGCAACAGCAGGCCTACCAGCTGGACCACGGGCAGATGGCCCTGGAGCGGAAGGCCTGGGAGCTGGGCCACGAGGTGGGCGGCCTGCCAAGGCGGGAACGCATGGCCTCGCCGTCAGATCAGGAGTACAAGCGGGAAGGGCTGGGGCCTTCGGCCTACTGGAAAGCGCACTGGCAATGGCGGGCTGACCAAAGGAAGGACGCACAGCGCAGCCGATTCGTGAACTGCCTGATCGGGTACGAGCGAATCAAGGAGTTCAAAAATCTTTACCTTGTCCACCACCTGGACCACCGCGGGCGCATCTACGCCAGGGGCTCACAGCTCAACATCCAAGGGGGCGAGGTCTACCGCACCCTGTTCCAGTTCGCAGAGAAGGCCCCGATGCGGGGCAGTGAGAAGGAGTTCGCGTGGTCCCTGGGGGAGGCGATGGGCCTGCCACCCAGCCACGAGATCCGCCAGGACTACCTAAGGGAATACAGCCCTGCGATCAGGCGGGTGGGGGAAGAGCCCCTTGATCACGTCTCTTTTTGGGCCGAGCAGAAGGAACCCTGGAGGTTTATCCAGCTGTGCCGGGACTGGGCCGGGTATCTGGCTGATCCGGGCTATGTCACGGGCACCATCCACTGGCTGGACCAGACCAGTTCGGGCTACTGCCATGCCGCTTGCCTGCTGGGTGACGAGCAACTGGCACGTTTCACCAACGTGATCGGCAGCAAGCCAGCCGATCTGTACGTGGGCGCTGGCAAAGCTACGGAGATGCGCCTCAAGGCAAAGCTGGAGGAGGAAGAGGACCCAAAGGGCCAGATCCTGATCCGCTGGTGGCTGGACCACCGCCCCGGCCGGAAGCTGTGGAAGCAGGCGTTCATGCCGCTGGTCTACGGCCGCAGCTACCTGAGCCTGAGCGAGGTGATCACTGCCTACCTCAAGGACAACCAAGAAAACTTCCTGACCGACGAAGGGATTCGGATCCTGGATCTGGCCAAGTGTTTGGCCAGCGTGGTTCACGAGGTCGGCAAAGAGATCATGCCCAGCGTGATGGGGCTGCAGAAGTGGCTGGGTGAAGCGGCCAAGCTGCAGATTGACGCCGGCTACCGGCCCCACTGGTACACACCAGATGGGTTGATGGTGGAGAGCTACTCCAGTGACAGCAGCCTGGACTGGATCCAGTTGTCGCTGGCCAACAGGAAGGTGCGACTGGTGTGCCAGAACGACGAGGGTGCCCCGATCAACAAGCGCAAATCAATCAGCGGACTGGGCGCTCACTTCGTGCACAGCCAGGACGCTGCGTTCCTGCGGAAGTTCGTGAGCCACTGGAGCACCTACCAGCACCCGATCAGCACGGTGCACGACTGCTTCGGCACCACGGTGGACAAGGCTGGGATGCTGCGCAGCGAGCTGAACGATCAGTGGGCCAGGTTCTACTCGATTGACTACCTGACCTATTACCAAGGGTTCGTGCAGGCACTGACTGGCAAGACCATGCCGCCCCCGCCAAGGGTCGGGAACCTAGACCGGAACAAGATTGGAGAGAATCCTTTCCTCTTCTGTTGACACCGTTCAACATTGCTTCTACCATCTGCCCGCTGGCATTGCAGCACCTAGCAGCACTGCACATAAGCCCAGCACATTCACGTCACTTCGCTGTAAATCGTGCCTAACAACTTGTCCCCCATTGGCGTCCTCGTCTGGGGATCACTGATCGAGCCCAAGGAAAACCAAGCCAGTGGCGAGATGGAGTGGTCTGTCGGCCTGGTTGTGCCAGAAGACGAATGCCAAGCCGTCTTCGCAACCATTGAAGAGGCGCTCTCTGCCAAGCGTGCAGCTGATCCGATGTTCCCCAAGGGCAACGACAAGCTGAACCTGCCCTTCGGCCCCGCCATGAAGAAGAACGAGGCCGGTGAACTGGAGCCCAACGAAGGGTTCATCACCCTCAAGCTCAAGCGCAAGCGCATGATCAAGCGGCGCGGCGCGGCGGAGAAGACCATCAACACCCCGCCGATGATTTACGACAGCGACGGCAAGCCGGTCATCGTTCCTGAGATCCGCCGTGGCACCCGTGGCAAAGCGGTCTTTGATGTCTACGTGTACAACATGCCCGGCTCAAAGGGCGTGGGCCTGGGCCTCAAGGGCTTTCAGATCGTTGAGCTGGCCGAACAAGAGAACACCCTGCCCCCTGTGGAAGGCGGCTGGCGTGCCGAGTCGGAACTGGATCAGCTGCTGACTGCTGATGCTTGACCGGTACAACCGGCGCCGGCAGGCACACAGCGACAGAGAACGTCGGTCCCGGCTGGAGGAGGAGGTGGAACAGGCCCTGGAATCCATGGGCTACACCCCCTCCTATGAGGCAGAGCGCTTCAACTACGTGCTTCACCGCAAGTACACACCCGACTTCAAGGTCGGCCAAGTGCTGATTGAGGTGAAGGGCTGGTGGCCTCCAGCTGAACGCTCCAAGTTCCTGTCCGTGATCATCTGCAACCCAGGCCTGCCGATCTTCGTGGCCTTGCAGCGTCCCTACCTGACGCTTAGCAAGAAAAGCAAAACCACTTACGCCGAGTGGTGCAGCCGGCACGGGATCGCCTGGTGCCCCATCCCAATTCCACCCGACTTCATGGAGCAATGGGCAGCTGGATTCAGACCCACATTCCATGTCCCGCACCGGACTGCGAAAGCAGCGACGGGGCAAGCGTTGACGAAGCCGGAGTCATCCACTGCTTCGTCTGCAATCGAAACCTCAACCCTGATGGAACACCTTGGAAGCCAATGAAACCCGCCAACAGCTGGACGCCAGCCAGCTACCTGGACCGATACAAGACCGAGACGCCAGCGCCCACCAGCCTCAAGGAGCTACCCAGAACTGACATCCCCCTCAAGCTCAGGGATGGCAAGGCCTCAACGCTGGACAAGCGGGGCATCACAGAGAAAACCTGCCGCACCTACGACTACCTGATCGGCAGTTACAACGGCAACGAGGCCCACCTTGCCAACTACCGCAACAGCGATGGTGTCGTAACTGCTCAGCACATCCGCTACGGCGGCAAGCAGTTCGCCTGGATCAGGCCAAAGGGAGCCAAGCTCCAACTCTTTGGCCAGCACTTAGGCAGTGATGGCCTGCTGGTGATCTGCGAAGGCGAGATCGACTGCATGACTGTCTTTCAGGTCATGCACGAGTGGGGCCACCACCGCAAGTTCTGCGTGGTCTCCATCGCAGATGGTGCAGCCAGCGGCAAGAAGAACGTCACCGAGCAGATCGGCTGGGTGATGGGTTTCAGCCAGGTTGTCGTGTTCATGGACATGGACGAGCCGGGCCAGGCAGCAGCCAAGGCAATTGCTGAGGTGATCGGGCCCAAGGCAGCAGTCGTCGGCAACTTCCCTTACAAGGACGCCAACGAGGCGTTGCTGGCTGGTGACGACAAGGCAATCCGCGAAGCAATTCGCACGGCCAAGCGCCACCGCCCTGATGCCATCGTTCATGCCCCGGATCTGCTGGAGAAGGTGCTCAAGCCAGAGCACCGGTTTGGTCTGCCCTACCCCTGGGATGGGTGGAACCAGATGACGGAAGGCATGAAGCCTGGCCAGCTGGTGATGGTGGCCGGTGGAACTGGCATCGGCAAAAGCCTGTTCACGCGCAGCATCTGCCTCAACCTCACAAGGTCTGGCATCAAGTGTGCCTACATCGGTCTTGAGGAAAGCTGCGAGACCAGCCTGGAGCGAATGCTCAGTGAGGTGCTGGGCTACGCCCCTGGATTCCACCTGGATACGGCCGATCAGCGGGAGCGGCGTGACCCTGAGGTGATCAGGAAAGCGCTCGACACCTTTGCCGAGAACCTATTCCTGCTGGACAAGTTCGGGAGCGAAGACTTTGACGCATTTGTTGCCACCGTTAAACATTACGTGCTTGGTGAGCAATGCCAGGTCGTGTTTCTTGATCACTTCTCTTTACTTGCTGATGGTATTTCGCTTGCTACTGATCAGCGCAGGGCTATTGATAAGTGCATCAAGGACCTCAAGACGCTCTGTGTCGAACTCAATTTCACAATGGTCGTCGTCTGCCATCTCTCCAGAGGCAGTGGTATTGGCCCATCTCACGAAGAGGGAGGCGAACCGACTCTTGCGGAACTTAGAGGAAGTCACTCACTAGCCCAGATCCCTGACTTTGTGGTGATGCTTCAGCGGAACCCAAGGGCAGAGGACAAGGTGGATGCCAACACGACCAACTGCTGGCTGAAAAAGAACCGGGTCAAGGGCGAGCTTGGCCTGATGTCAAGGCTCCAGTTCCTCGAATCATGCAGGTTCCATGAGATCAAGACCCATTAACAGGCAGCCCGGCAAGTGGTTAGATCCAGCCAACCGAGGCAAGACCTACTCCGACAACCCAACTGATCCTTTATGGAAGATCCACGTGAAGTTCCCCTCAGCCAAACCAATGACAGAGATCCTCAGAGCACCAACGCAGACAGCGGCAGTGATGTATGCACAGACAAAGTACGGCGAAGAAGTGAAGGTGACACTGCTTTGCCGAATGGATTCTACGGAGGGCCTCTAAATGACCAAGCGGAATACCGAATCAAAGGCAGCTACCTCAACGCGCTCTACGACTCGGCGGTCAAAACCTTCAACGAACAAGTCGAAGCCTGGGGAGAAGGAAGCCCAGCCCTCACCTACAGCCAAGGCTTCTGGAACGGATACGGATCTGCCATCAGTGGAGTCCGTGATGCAGTCAAGCTCTATCCCCTTGAATGAACGGGCCACCAATGCGTACTGGTTTCCTGATTCTCGTTTCAGCATTGCTGATCATGTACGCATGGCGGCGGTGTTTGATGTCATCGCGGATGAGATCGAGACTTGGGCTCCCTCCAAGGCGGAGGCCAAGATTTGCCATCTCCAGATCATGGAGGTTGCGGCGCGCCTTAGGGAGCTTGGACGTGTCTGAACACCACTGGATCAGCGACACCGTTGCAGCACAGCGGATCGAGCGTCAGGGGATTGACAGCCTGTACGTGGGCTCAGTGGAAGGAGCAAGCGCCAGCTTCTACTCCATCTATGAGCTGAGCCTGTGGTTCAAGCAGGAGGGCGTTGAAGCGAATGATCCGGTCTGGGACTACCTGGAACAGCTGGAGCTTGACGAGCTGTATACCGAGGTGGGCGATCAATGATCAAGACGGTGGGGCCCAAGTGCCCCGAGTGCGGGGCTGGGTTTACGCAGGTCGTTTACACCAAGAACGCAGCGGGAGGAGAGCGTGTGCGGCGGCGACATTGCAAGCGCTGCCAGCACCGCTTCTACACAGAGCAGGCTCAAGAGCAGGTTCTGGAGTCGTGGCAAGTCGCTTGGCGCGGCGAAGAAGTGCTGGTGCAGAGGAGGTCCGCCTGATGGGACAACATCACCTGCGCGGCGGCAACGACACGCGCAGCAGCAAGACAACTTTAGAAGCGAGATCCACGGTCAGCCACGGAGGCAAGGGCTATGTGCCCCGTGATCATCCGGCATGGGGACTGACCAGAGGAACCATTGGGGATGCAGCAGTGGATGTGGACGGGCGGTTGCGCGTCATTGCTGAAACCGCCTTCTGGAGTTGGGAGCACATCCCAGCCCAGACCTGCCACGACTGCGTGCATTGGGAGCAATGCCGCTGCACGTTGGGCATCCCCGAGGCAAAGAGCATCGGAGTCAAGAACGCACGGCTGTGCACCACCTTCAACCCAGGAGAGCAATGACCACGATCAAAGAAGACCGAGAGCGCCAGGCAAAGCTGGAAGAGCTGTACGCCAAGGAAGGGCGGCACGAGCAAGGCCATCCAATGCGAGGGCTCTACACCGGGCTGTGGCAGGAATACCTACGCCAGTGTGAGGGCGTATGAGGCTGCTACTTGATGCAGACATGCTGCTGTTCCGAGCAGCTGCAGCCACAGAGGTTGAGATCCAGCTGGCTGAGGACGTGTGGACAAGGCACAGCGAGCTACCAGCAGCACGCGAGTGGTACTGGGAAAAGGTGGAGGAGATGTGCGGCGGCCTGGGTATTGCAGTGGAGGACGTGTGGCATTGCTTCACCGATGCCAGTGCGTTCCGGCGTGAGCTGTACCCGGACTACAAGCACAACCGCAAGGGCAAGCCCAAGCCGATTGGCTTCAAGCAGTTGCGCAACGAAATGCTGGAGGAGCCAGCGGCGTTCATCTTCCGTCAGATCGAAGCTGATGATGCGATTGGGATCTTTGCAACGATGCCCGAGGTTGCTGAGGACCCGGTAGCTATTGCATCAGGCGACAAAGACATGATGCAGGTTCCAGGACTGCATGTATGGTTGGGCACAGAACCGTATGAACAATCAAAAGAGGCTGCAGAACGATTCACATATGAGCAGTATCTCACAGGTGACGCAACAGATGGAGTCCCAGGGTGTCCTGGCATCGGGGCTGTTACGGCAAAGAGGATCGTCGAATCATTCGACCTCGCCAAACCTGTGGATTGTTGGGAAGAGATTGTTCGGACGTATGAAAAGAAAGGGAAAGTGGTCGAGCCATCCGAAACCGCAACGCAACAGGCCCGACTGGTAAGGATCCTTCGCCACGGGGAATACGATTTCAATACTCACACTGTGAAGCTATGGAATCCCCCGACAAATTGAAGAGGATCATCGGGCAGAAGCTTGATGATGAATTGCTTGATGCACTGGACCAGCTGTTTCCAGAGCGAACGCCAGAACTTACTGACTCTGTTGATCAGATTCGGTACGCTTCAGGGCAACGCTCTGTCATTCGTTTCCTGCGGGGGTTGGCCTGATGTCTAGTCCGTTTACAGCCACAAATGCAAAGATCAGCGCGATCATTGCCAACGGAAAGATTGCGGCAATGACCGCAGGCGGTGGTGGTGGTGGTGGCTCGGCCCAGACCGCCGCTGACAACAGTGCTCAGTTGGCCCAGCTTGCATCTCAACAGGCCGCAGCACAGAAAGCAGCAGAGGAAGCAGCAGCGCAGCAGAAACTGCTGCAGACACAGCTCGATGATCTGAAGCTGGCGAACACGGCCAACATCGAGGCGATCCGTGCTGGCTATGACCAGAAGCTGATCGAGACGACAAGCGCCTATGACCAGCGGCTGGCGGGGCTGACCACGGGGTATGACCAGCGCATTGCTGATCTGAACAACCTGTTGATCGGCAACGAAAACAAGTTCAACACTCAGCTGCAACAGCAGCAGCAGTCATCCCTAGCGCAGCTGACTGCACTGGATGAACAGTACGGATCGAGACTGGCGCAACAGGACCTGTCTTTCCAAGGTCGGATCAAGGACCTGGAGAACACCTACGGCACTCGCATCAACGAGATGACCGGCACGTACCAAGCCAACCTCGCTGCACTGGACGCACAGCGCGTTGCAGCTGAAGGGGCCTACGCCGAGATGAGGGCTCAGTCAGACAACCTGGCCCGCGCTTACGTGCCCAACACCCAGGCCAGCGCTGCTGCTCCTCAGATCGGTGACGCCCGGTCCCTTGCTCAGGAAGCTCGCCCACGACGGGCTAACACCCTCAGCTCCCTGTCCATCATCTCTAGCCCGTATGGCATGTCCGGTGCCATGCAACCCCTCGCTGGCCTGCAAATCGCATGAACGTCACTGCTGCTTCACGTTGGCGCGATCTGGAGCTGTATCGCTCCTTGTATCTGCGCAGGGCAATTGATGCCTCAGCCCTCACCATCCCAACCCTGATCCCTGAATCGGATCAGAACAACGGCTGGAGTGGCGAATCCTTCAACGCCATACCCAGCCTCTACCAAGGGGCCGGTGCTCGTGGAGTCAGCAGTATCAGTGCCAAGCTCCTGCTTGCCCTGATGCCACCCAGTCAGCCCTTCTTCAGGCTGACCATTGACCGAGGAAAGATCCAGGAATACCTGCAGGAGCAGGGCGGGAATCAGGAGAACATCGTCACCCAGCTGGACCAAGCGCTGTCCGACATGGAGCGGCAGGTGCTGTCCCGAATGGATCGTCTACAGGCCAGGTCTGCTCTGTTTGAAGCGGTCAAGCATCTGGTGGTGGGTGGCAACGCCCTGCTGTACGTGGGCACTGAAGCCATCCGTATGTACGGACTGCGCTCCTTCTGCGTGGACCGTGACCCAGAGGGGAACGTCACTGAGATCGTGGTGAGGGAACAGGTGGCTCACAGCTACCTGCCACCGGGAACTGTGGATGACCCTGTTGGCGAGGGTGATGAGAAGAGCAGCGAGCGGGAGGACGTGTACACCCTGGTCACGATTGATCCTGAGAAGGACCGTGTGGAGTGGTTCCAGGAATACGACGGCAAGCGGATCAAAGGATCAGCTGGATTCAGCACCATCGAGACCAGCCCCTGGATCCCCCTGCGCCTCCATCGCATTGCAGGTGAGAGCTACGGCCGTGGCCTGGTGGAAGAGGTCCTAGGTGATCTGCAGTCCCTGGAGTCGCTGAGCAAGGCGATTGTTCAAGGGAGCCTGGTCAGCTGCAAGACCCTGTTCCTTGTGAATCCCAACGGAACCACTCGGGCCGATGTCCTGGCCAGGGCGGAGAACGGAGCCATCGTTGCTGGCAACGCTGCTGACTGCGAAGCACTGCAGGTGCAGAAGGCCAACGACTTTGCGACAGCGCTGCAGGCCATGCAGCTGATTGAGCGTCGGCTCAACTTCACGTTCCTGACCAACGAAGCTGTTCAGCGCAGCGCAGAGCGGGTCACTGCAGAAGAGATCCGCTTGATGGCTGAGCAACTGGAGCAAGGCCTTGGCGGTGTGTACAGCATCTTGAGCGCAGAACTGCAGATGCCCCTGATCCGCAGGGTCATGCACCTGATGGAGCGGACCGGTGATCTGCCGCCAGTGCCCAAGGGCCTGGTGGAGCCACAGATCACAACAGGCCTTGAGGCTATTGGTCGCGGCAATGACAAGCAGCGATTGACAACGTTCCTGCAAACGGTTGCAGCTGCTATTGGTCCAGAGCAGTTTCTGCAATACATCAACCCAACAGAGCTGATCCGGCGCTTTGCTGCAGCAGATGGCATTGATACGTCTGGTCTAGTAAAAGACCAGCGGCAACTGCAAGCTGAGCAGGCACAACAACAGCAGGCTATGTTGGCTCAACAACTCACACAGGGAGCAATCCAAAGTGGAGCAACGGCGCCGCCGCAACCCAGCGGAGCAGGAGTTAGCGGAGCTGATCAAGGAGCAGTCAGCCCAGGAGCCTGAAACTCTTGATGCAGAAAACTTGACACTAGGCAATGGTCAACATGCATTGCCACTGCCTAGTGGCGGATACATGATCATCACTGACGGATTCAATCGCAATGTCTGAGATCGTTACTGGCCAAGATGGCGCTGCAACTGAGGCCGCCCTTGCAGAGGAAGGTGCCAAAGTTGAAGCTGCTCGGGCAGAGCTGTACGACGAAACAGCAGGCCAGCAAGGTCAACCCGATGGGTTAATCCTTGGGAAATACAGGTCAACTGAAGACCTGGCCGCGGCGTATCAGAACCTGCAAGCGGAGTACAGCCGCCTGAAGAATGGCCAAGCACCAGCCAGCCAAAGTGATCCCGCACCCGAGCAGTTCAGCAGCGACGACACCGCACAACCCGAACAGGTTGGTACTGATCAAGGGGGGATTGACCCAACCACCGCTGCCTCCATCCGCAACGCAGTGCTGGAGCAAGCCGGTGGTGAGGCGGAGTATCAGCGCCTAGCCAGCTGGGCTGCATCGAACCTGCCCTCAGACAGGACCAACGCCTACAACGCTGCCCTGGCATCAGGCGATCAGGCCGCTGTGATCAACAGCCTCAAGGGCCTGCAGTACGACTACATGATGAAGAACGGGTATGAACCCAAGCTGACCGGTGGTCGTGCTCCGACTACTGAGGTGAGGGGTTACCAGTCGGAGAGACAGGTGATCGAAGCAATGAATGACCCTCGTTATTCAGGTGCCTCACCAGACCCTGCATATGTCAGAGAGGTGGAGCGTCGCCTTGCTGTAAGCAACGTGTTCCAAGAGCGTTGACACTGAGCTATAAGTACATCAGATCAAGCGCCAAGTGATCAGCTCCAGGGCCGGTGCGCCGATACCCCTGTGATGCGACGTTGGTGGAGCAAGGTCTCCAAGCGAGGTCAAACAACAAACATCCAACAACACATTACGGAGGATCACGGTGGCTGCACCTGATACCACTCTGTCCCGGCCTGGTGTAATTAACAACACCACTGGCACTTGGGCACAGGACAACGCTCTTTTCCTGAAGGTTTTTTCTGGGGAAGTGCTGCAAAGTTTCGAGAGGGCGTGCGTAT